TCAGAAACGGTATCCAACCCCGACGTTGAAGCCGTTTATTTTTGTAGAGGAGATGTTGCTTCCTTCATACCCAACATCGACGACGATATTCTCCAGCGGATTCATCTGTACACCCGCGCCCCAGGCAAATCCCGTTTTCCTTGAGGAAATTTTGTTAGAAAAAGAATCGCCATCCTGAGTGGAATGTTCTTTAAATGTCGCCTTTACCGTGCCGACACCCGCCAGCGCGTATAACGAAAAATTGTCAGACAATCGATAGGCTGGCCCAACCATTAAAGAACCGTACTTCACCTCAAACTTGTCATGGTAATGAATACCTTCAGGCTCAACAGACCCGGAAGCCTGTCTGTCTCCATATAAGTAACTTAGCGAGGAAATAAAACTTACCGGAGAGTCATCCTCATAACGGTATTTCACATTTACCCCTCGGATATTTTTGAAATCCTGAACTTTACTTTGTGCATACCCCACGGAAAAGGCGTTAGTATCGGCCTGTGCAACATTTACAACCAAAACGCTTGTAGTAATAAATAAAGTGGATAAAATAATATTTTTCATAACAACTCCTTAATACTACTTATTATTTACGGTGTGTTTAAACACCTGCAGTACCGATCCGGCATTCAGTTATCGCCACTATGCCGAATCGACAAAACCACGAATAATTCACCGCTATCGCTCCTGATGTGTTTACTTCCTGAAAGATATTTTTACTACCGAAGCACTCTATCGCTCATTTAGGTAACCGGTTCTACAATGTCATCTAACTTTTATAGATTTGAATGCTAATTTTTCTCACGCATATATATTTAACAGAAACCATAAAGTGTTTAGCCACTATAGAACAACAAACCCACCATGCAACATTTTGATATTTAAAGAGAAAATCTCACAACCACATTAAGAAACCTGACACCGATCGGCTAAAAACATGTCATTAAGCAAACTCGCCATATAACCAGAACATATCGCATTGTGCTTCACAGTCCTCACGTGACGCTCCAGCCGCAATACGGTTATATGCCATCGCAGGCGCTGTAATCATATTCACGATGATGCTTAGCACGCTTTATTCCCGCTCCGATTTAATCTTTTAATATATCTATCAGTTACAACATTTCTTGTTATATTATAAGAATAGAATCAACACCACAATTCCAACATAAATATCACCTGTGTTTAGAGAGAATTTACATTCCAAAAAAATAATAACTAACGCAAATATTGAACACGCGATAAAAAAGTCTATTTCGCTATAAAACCCATTATTATTAAGAGTGGTTAACTCTTCGTTGAATAAAAAATGTCAATGACGTTCCATAATTCAGGAGATGAACTTCACAAGTCATTATATATAACAGGAGGTGCTATGAAACATCATGCTTTTATGCTTTGGTCATTACTTATTTTTTCATTCCATGTTTTGGCCAGTTCAGGCCATTGTTCTGGTTTACAACAGGCATCATGGGATATTTTTATCTACGATTTTGGTAGTAAAACCCCGCAACCACCTACAAATACTGATAAAAAGCAAGCCAGGCAGATTAGTTCACCGTCCTGCCCGACGACAAAACCCATGATGTCCGCACCAGTCAATGACGCCAGGAAAGGGAATACTTTCTCCAGAACATAATGTTATTTATCTACAATGGTGCCGAACGACTACTTTTAGCCATCCGGAAATCTTGATTGCCATCAAATATAGCTGGCATTATTTTTCCTGACGTGTATAGTGCGCCTCGTTATCCCCATTAAGGAATTTGTTTGTCTCGTAAAATGACAGGAATTGTCAAAACCTTTGATTGTAAGAGCGGTAAAGGTCTCATCACCCCCTCCGATGGACGCAAAGATGTTCAGGTCCACATTTCAGCATGTCGCCAACACGAAACAGAAGCGCTTATCCCCGGTATACGCGTTGAGTTTTGTCGTATTAATGGCCTCCGCGGACCTACCGCCGCCAACGTTTATCTTTCATAATTCGTCACCCGGCATTTTTTCAGAAAAATTTAGCGAGTACGTCTACCTCCGCAGCCTGCTATGAGGCTTTGCCTGAAAGGCTGCAGAATGTTTTCAGTGGCGAAAATCTAAAAGATTTATTTTGCTAATGACTCCTGTGACCTCTTTTATCATATATCGGGTGCCCCCCCCCTTCTCACTTTGTTTAACGTGAAGAAATGTACAGCCGTTTTTCACTGTGATAGCATCTAATATTGCAAAAGTATTTAACGCTATATACCCATCGTCACAGGAGTGGCTGGCTGCGCGCATTTAACCGAAGTATTTATGTGATTCTATCGGAATTATCTCTATTGCCGCTCAATGCTACGTCATATTCAGTGGGTATAAATCGCCAATATAGTTGTAACGCTATTTATTTTTAGGGTAATAATTGAATGACTTTGCTTTCAGGAAAAACCACACTGGTTCTCTGCCTCTCCTCTATTTTATGTGGATGTACGACGAACGGCTTACCCACACCTTATAGTATTAATTTGTCGTTCCCGGTCATTACACAAAACCAGATTAATTCCGGTGGTTATTACATAAATGACGCGGAACAAATTCGGACAACTGATGGTCTGTGCCTTGATACAGGCCCAGATCAACAGAATCGTTTGACGCTGCGGGAGTGTAAGCATGTGCAATCTCAGCTTTTCTCATTTCACCGAGACAGAATCACGCAGGGTGAGAAATGTCTGGATGCCGCAGGACAAGGTACAAAAGAAGGCACACCAATCATTCTTTATTCATGCACGGGTAATGATAACCAGCGCTGGCTCACTGATGATAACAAAATTAAGGGGAAACAGAGCCGAAAATGCCTGGGCACAAATAGCATTATTGTCAGAAAAGGCGACCCTGTTGTGTTGGCCGATTGCGATTTTAGTCGCGCCCTGGAATTTACCATCAGGTAGCAGGACACCGCTGTGAAGAGAGTGCCGCTAACCTCTTGACACGACAACAGGTTAGCGACCTTTACTTCCACGTGCGATCAATTTACTTTACGTCCGCAACGTCAGGATGACAAAACGGCGGCTAAACCTTGACACCAGTTATATACCCAGCTTAAATACTGGTCATCCAACCAGTAAAAAGGAAATGGCGATGTTCGTCGAACTCGTTTATGACAAGCGAAATGTTGAAGGTTTGCCAGGCGCACGCGAAATCATCCTCAATGAACTCACAAAACGCGTACATCAACTTTTTCCCGATGCGCAAGTGAAAGTTAAGCCAATGCAGGCGAACGCATTAAACAGTGACTGTACAAAAACCGAGAAAGAACGGCTGCACCGTATGCTGGAAGAGATGTTTGAAGAGGCTGATATGTGGCTGGTCGCCGAATAACGTCCCCTCCTGCGAAAGCGACATGTCCGATCGAAAACAGCGCCCTGAGGCGCTGTCTGTGACGATATAACGCAAACGCTACCACTCAGAACATGTTGTTGTTGATACCTCAGACCGGTATGTGGAACCGACATTCATCGCTTCACTGGCCTGTCGGTATGAGTAGCCCTTATCAACAATCAGCTGTGCGCATTCCAGCCTGAAATCTGAAAGTACGTTTGGTTTTGTTGTTTATTAAGAGCCTATCCCATTAGACTCTTTTATTCGCCAAACTGGCTTTAACGATTACGCCTACTGGGATAGGTTCTAAACTTATCATCAATACGTAAAATACCTATTTACGAACAAAAAGTAACAGGTAAAAATCCGAAATAAAACCAGCATAACTAAAACTTACTGCAGATATGCACACGCATTATTACTATGTTTCCAAGATAGTCTCGACCAGTCAAGACTATCTATTTTATATAAAAAAGGGAAATACTTCACATGAATAAAATACATGTTACATATAAAAATCTCTTACTTCCGATTACCTTCATTGCAGCAACTCTAATTAGCGCCTGTGATAACGATAAAGATGCCATGGCGGAAGCTGAAAAAAATCAAGAGAAATACATGCAAAAAATCCAGCAAAAAGAGCACCAGCAATCAATGTTCTTTTACGACAAAGCCGAAATGCAAAAAGCTATTGCCAATATCAACGCAAAAGGTGGAGCCAATCTTGCGATTATTGAAGTCCGTTTCTTCAAGGGCGGGTATTCATTCATTCGACAAAGCGTTAACACCCCTGCTAAAGTAGAGATGTTTAAATTTAACAACGGCTACTGGGGGGGACCTTCGCCTGTCAACTTAACCATCTTTGGCACTATAACAGAGGAGCAAAAACAAGAAGCACTAAAAGAGGCTTTATTCAAATTCGACTCGATCAATTTCAGCATTATACCAGAGCGTATTCAGGAAACAATTAAACGCGCTAACGCCAGTGGCATCATTTCCGTTACGGAAGATAGCGATATCGTTGTACGAGCAGAGATAGCTCATAATGGCGAATTCGTCTATGACATTACCATCACTGCTAAAAATACAGCACGTGCGGTAATGACCTTAAATAAGGATGGTTCTATTGCCGGATATGAGATCAAAGAACCTTTCGACCCAAAAAAATAAGCCGAAAAAGCACAGCAACTTGTTGAACAATCGAGAAAAGACATTGAAAGTCAGCGTAAAAAAGCAGCTGAAAAGATGAACGAAATACAGCAGACATTTAAAAAATAGCAGGCGATACAAACATTGATAAAAATTATAGCGCGAAAGAGCGCGTGCCAGGTACTAAGGCACTGCTTGAAGACAGCGAATCGCTATTTCATTCTCTGACACTGTAATTTTTCGTACTCAAGATGTTTATTTATTGAGTCTTTTGTGGATAACCAGGTGAAGTTATGTGACGCCAGGAATCTATTCCAGCGGGCGTACTTGTTGGAGCCAGTGTGAAGCCGGGCAGCGCGCAGAAACCGGAGCGTATACGTTGTACGTGAGAATTTCGAGCACTGCCCGACCTAAAAATGATGAATAAAATAGATATTTTAAAGAGGTAATATGAAGAATTTTTTCAAAATAATTACTGATTTCATCGCGGATATTTCCCTTGATCTATTTGCTATATTTTTATGCATGTTATTCGTATACAAAACAGGACCATCAATTGGTGTGATATCATTTTTTATTGCATTAATTATTTATATCATTCTTCATTTTGTTTTTTACTCATTTCGTGAAAAAATCATAAAAAAATATTCAAATAAGTATTTAAAATTATTGTTTTGAGGTACAAATTCAGCGCAATAAAACAGAGCAACTAAAAAAAAATTAGGCGTAGCGAAGTGGAAAAGGACTGTCATGTACTGGACCGTGAGCTGGTCGGGAGAGCAATGTACGGGAAAGAGCGAAATACTGTCATTGATATGAGCAGGAATATCGATAGCCAGTAAATCACTCCTGTGGTAATACAGGCCACTTGATGACTGTGAAGGTCGCTTCATCTGAAGCGCCGGTGAAGTCCAGCGATTTAAGTGAAAAGTAGCCAGCAGGCGCTTCTACTGGTCCATATTCCTCTATTTTGCTAGGCCATACTGGAGCGCCACCCAGGTATCTGCCAGATTGATCCTAAGCTAATAAATATAGCAGCTACTGCCTACCTCAAGAAGTATGCGCTCATGATCATTTAATGCTCTTTTAAAGAGCCTGATAATAAGCTTGTCAATATAATATTATGCAGTCTCTATTAAGCACCAGGTTTATTTGTTTTGCATAATCATATAGTTGACTTTCCGAGTAAGAGTTTTCTTGCAAAGACAAATAAACGTGTTTTATATCTCTGAATAAACATACATCACCATGAATATGAGCTTCTATATAATTCCCTTCATAGCCTTTACCATAATTAGAATGAGCTAAAAATTTTTCGCCCTTAGCCATTTTAACCAAACTCTTAAAGCAATTATAACCAAAAAAATCATTTTGACAGGATGCAATCAGGTTCTCCATATGCCAAAATGTTGATAGTTTACTCGTATCCAGACCAAATCTGTGGCCGTAGATATCAAAAGGTGATAATGTACAATTTGTTTTTACATTATCATTTAATTCAAAAAATGATTTCCCATAGGCGCTGGCACCTCCATTTTCACCGTTCAGAAAGTCCAGTGCAGCATAAATTGGTCTGCTTGTAGGGCTAAAAGTTCTACTGTTGGGAGTATATGCTACGGAAAAACCGCCTGTCTGACCATATGGGGCATAAGGTGAATCTGCAAGCCTCTCCAGTTCAAATGCTTTAGTTTCAACTGAATCACGTCCGACATTATAAGCAGGTAAATCTCCTGGTCTGCAACCTAATGCATAAGAGTTCAGATATTCTTTATTTTTTAAGAGAGAGGCAAAGTCAATTTTTGCCGCATTAAAATTTATTGTCAGCCGGGCATTTTGTAAAATATCCACCATCTTATTTAGCAAGAGAGTGCAATCTATTTCGGTACCACACTCACGGCTTATCCGCCTGAGCGCTTTTTCTCTTATTATGTCAGCGTCTCGCTGACACCTGGAATGAATATGCGCAAGTACTTGTTTTCCAAAAAGGCGACCATACACCTTTTTACGCTCTTCATTGCTGAGACCGCAAAACACTTCGTCAAAAGAAAGCCTGTACGCTGCGCTCACAGAACCTCTCGCCGTTCTGCTTTCTGGAAATGGCGGAACATCTTCAACAACATTTCTAACTTGCTGAATGTCTGAAGACAGTGGAGTACGTCCGGCATTTTTTTCCTTATCTGTTTCCAGATATTCCGGAACCTTTATACTTCCACTATGGCAGATAGGTTTGAGCATATGTCTCCTGAATTTTTATGACTAATATAGCATTCACTTTCGCTGACGTATTCTTTATCAGGCTGATATTTCAACACTTCTTAGCAGCCTTGTAGAAAAGCAAATAAAGCATGCTAATAATTTTATAAAATACTTAACCTACCCACTATTGTAGTCAATAAACCATCACTTTTTATTAAAAAATTATCCTGATAATAACAATAAATCTGGTAAGGCACTTTCAAAAAATAGCCAAATCACACATTATTAAGAAAACCACTACAATCAAAATCGGTAACTATCAGCTTTCAGGGGGGTCTCAGGTTATCATGACGATCGGGGTAAAGGATGAACTACTATTGCGGTCTGAATTGAGGGAGTTTTGATAAATTTTTTTGATAAAGTTTTGATAACCGTTCGAATACTAATAATAAAAACGGGGACGTTAAGTCCCCGTTTTAGTTTTTAACAATTATCGTTATTACATATTTGCGATAATCGCGTCACCAAACTCACTACATTTCAGCAGCTTAGCGCCTTCCATCAGGCGTTCAAAGTCATAGGTCACGGTCTTCGCGGCAATCGCGCCTTCCATACCTTTAACAATCAGGTCTGCGGCTTCGAACCACTGCATGTGGCGCAGCATTACATTGCCAAAAACATACCAACCATTTGATAAAGTTGAAATTATCATTCTTCCTACTATCAAAAAAATCTAGTAACTGCCTTTTACAACTCATTGATTATCAAAACGTTGATTTTAGTTTTGGGGAAGAGTTTTCTTCAAGATTCCAATTTTTTCACGCCAGTACATTCAACATGATGCTACTAATGGCAACCCCCAATAGTGAAGCTTCTACATTGGTTGAGGTCGCTCGGAGAAACACCGGAACAGCCACTCGCATATCCTCTTCTATACTTTCAGTCTGACCGACTGGAGGTTTCATATGTGTGGACGCTTTGCACAAGCACAGACCCGCGAAGAATATCTGGCATATCTGGCCGACGAAGCCGATCGTAATATTGCTTATGACCCTCAGCCTATAGGCCGGTATAACGTGGCGCCCGGGACTAAAGTCCTGCTATTGAGCGAACGCGACGAGCAATTACATCTCGATCTGGTGTTTTGGGGTTACGCTCCCGGATGGTGGGATAAAGCTCCACTGATTAACACCCGCGTCGAGACAGCGTCCTCCAGCAGAATGTTTAAGCCATTATGGCAGCATGGCCGGACTATCTGTTTTGCCGATGGATGGTTCGAGTGGAAGAAGGAAGGCAACAAGAAGCAGCCGTATTTCATTCGCAGAAAGGACGGGAAGCCAATATTCATGGCTGCCATTGGCAGTACGCCATTTGAGCGCGGTGATGATGCAGAAGGTTTTCTCATTGTGACATCAGCAGCGGATAAAGGTCTGGTTGACATTCACGACCGCCGGCCACTTGTTTTGTCACCAGAAGCCGCCCGGGAGTGGATGCGCCAGGGCATAAGTGGGAAGGAGGTAGAGGAGATAATTACTGCCGGTGCCGTGCCGACAGATAAATTTACCTGGCACGCCGTGACGAGGGCCATTGGCAATGTGAAGAATCAAGGGGCCGAGCTGATCAAACCCATTACCTGACCACCAGCAGATCGGAAAACCTTGTCGTATATCGAGGCGAAAGCATTTCTCGCTTCATAGCCCACTGTTGTGGTATCCCCTGCCCGGCGAAGTACAGCGTCCCCTTTCCGTCTTTTGCGTTAAGCTGGTCCAGCACCTCCATCAGCTTCTCGCTGCCGGCGCCCAGCCTGCTCCCATTGTTCAGATGATGACTTTGGGCGACGCCCGCCAATCCTCCCCTGTATCGTTGCAACACAATAAAAACACATCGTATAAGAAGTATAAAATACTTATTCAAAAATGTAATTTTAAGTCCCCTTACTAACCAGGTAAAACTGTCTTTTCAGATAGCTATGACACGAAAATATGGAAAAAAAATATTCATACAAAAAACCTTCCAATATATTAAAATAAGGTCAAAACCCGATAACTTATTAATCACAAATCATAGTATTATTTCGTTAATAGCATTAAAGGTTGAAAAAATGTTTTCTAGAGTCAGAAGTTTTATTTCATGCCAAAACTACTCTCATACTGCAACTCCAGCTATTACCCTACCTTCATCAGGTAGTGCAAACTTTGCCGGAGTTGAGTATCCTTTATTACCATTAGACCAGCATACTCCTCTACTTTTTCAATGGTTTGAACGAAACCCAGGCAGATTTGGTGAAAACCAAGTCCCAATTATTAATACTCAACAAAACCCCTACCTCAATAATATTATCAACGCAGCTATAATAGAAAAAGAAAGGATTATCGGTATTTTAGTTGATGGAAAATTTAGTGCCGGACAAAAAAAAGCGTTTACAGAACTGGAAAAACAATATGAAAATATAAAGGTTATCTATAATTCCGATCTGGATTATAGCATATATGATAAGAAGTTATCAGATATTTATTTAGAAAACATCGCTAAAATGGAAGCTCAACCAGAAAATGATCGCGATGAATATCTGCTTGGCGAGATAAAAAAGAGTCTAAATAGTGTTTTAAAGAATAATCCGGAAGAGACCATTGTCACATATCATGATAAAAGCTCGGGACATATACGGTTTGATTTTTACAGGAATCTTTTTTTATTAAAAGGAAGCGACGCTTTTCTGGAAGCGGGTAAACGTGGCTGTCACCACCTACAACCAGGAGGAGGCTGCATATATCTTGATGCTGATATGTTACTTACAGGTAAGCTCGGCACTATATATTTACCTGATGGTATTGCTGTTCATGTAAGTCGTAAAGATAATAGAGTGAGTATTGAAAATGGGATTATTGCCGTTAACCGAAGAGAGCACCCGGCATTGAAAAAAGGACTCGAAATTATGCACAGTAAACCTTATGGCGATCCATACGTTGATGGTCTCGGTGGTGGGCTAAGGCATTATTTTAATTGTTCTATACTGCATAATTACGAAGAGTTTTGTAACTTTATCGAATTTAAGCATGAAAATATTTTTATGGACACCAGCAGTTTGACTATCAGCTCATGGAGATAATTACCAACAAACGCACGATAGACACGAATGCAATATATCGGCAAAGCTGAGCGTACAGGCCATACTGACAATTGCGATCAATACCGTGGATGTGACGCGCGTACCATCATTAATTACGATGGATGCGTGCCGTGGTGAAAATCACTCATCCGGTTAACTCCGTAGTTAAGGGGTGAGTATATTTTCAGGTCAGTACACAAGGGGGGCTATTTGTACCGGCTGTCAGGTTGATGGCACAACGACAGGAAAAAGAAAAGGCGGGCAATAAACCCGCCTGAGTATTTAGCGTGGTATATCCGGCCAGTCTGGGTTAGCGGTATCCACCCGGTTTACCATTACGCTATAAAGTTCCCATGCTTCCAGCCGTTTAATCTCTTCATCTGTGGCAATTTTCAGTTTTACCGCCCGCGCCAGTGGCGCAATAACTGACTCTGCCTCAGCAAGAAGTTCCGCTTTTCTGGCTTCAGCCTGTGCAACCAGCTCTTCAGGTGTATATTCGCGATGCTCAACCAGTACCGGGCCTCCTTTCCTGTGCTCAATATATTTTCCGTCCATCTGGCCCTGCATCAGCTCGCGATAATACTCATCTGTCAGGGGAATTAAATCGTCAGGGGAATTATCGGATTCGGTATCCGGTTGCCAGAAAAAACCTTTTTCTTTAAAGCTGTAATAATATTCGCTCATTGATATTTATCTCCCAAGTGCAAGCCAGGCTACAGGAAAATTATTGACCAGATTGGCCATTCCTGATGACTTGGTGGCGGCAAAAAACTGACTGTTGCTCACCGGGTATCCGAATGCGTTATCCACCTGGGTGCCCTGAGCGTTGGTATTGGTTACAAAAACGGCAAAGCAACCAACAGGGAAAGCGCGCGGGAAATTGTAGGTTCCGTTTGAGTTACCAAGTGTTCCCCACTGCATTATAAATCCGGTGCTGTCGTCCAGAATCCAGCCCCAGTCCTGAATGCTGCCGGTATTTTTACGGGCGAAAGTCTGGTTAACATAATCCCATGTGGCGCGAGTGTTGATGTTGTTGTCACGAACTGCCAGTTCACTATTGATCCAGTCAATCGTTCCACGGGTATTTAGCTGATTAGTAATCCAGATACTCAGCCAGTTATTCCCCCACACTGAACTAAAAATGTCACCATTAGTGGTCATGCGCGCATTATCGAAATGAATATCGGTGAGCATGTGTAATCCGTTGCCATCGATATAACCCACTTTGGCACCGTTACAGTAAATATCCAGTACGCCATCCGCGCTGCCGATAAATCCACTGTCACTGTCACCGATATTTATACACGGTGTGCTGCCGTCAAAAACGCCGGTTCCGATATTGCCGATACTCACGCGTTTTGTTGGATTGAGGGTTTCTTTTAAACCGATATTTTGTACAAACCGCGGCTTGTCAGGAATGTCTGCACCGTTCTGTGATTTTTGTAACGCATCGGCGGCACGATTTATCGTTTCTTCTAAACCAACGTTCTGGAGAAACAGCGGCTTATTCGGGATGTCCGCGCCATTCTGTTTTTTTTCAAGACGGGTTTTAACCTGTTCGTCGATCAGCCTGCCAATGGCGGCGTGAAGCTGCGTATGTTCGCCTTTACTGAGTGGTATGCCGGCGGCTTCAATAACAGTGCAGACCTCTTCCTGGACTGCATCCCACATATCACTGTTGAGATCCGTTGCGCGGCGGCCCGTGGCGGGATCACCATTCGTAAATCCGTTTTTTCCCTGACCAAATTTATCTTTTTGCGCGGTGGGCGTATCAATTCTGTGCATTCTCTTTTCCTTCCGGATAAGCAAAAACGACAACCGTATGCGATGGACAAAGCTTATCAATCACACATTCAGCAACAGTATCGCCCCACGTTCTGATCGCAGAATCGCAGGTGCTTGTACAGGTCTGCCAGCTGATGTTCGCATCAGCCGGAATATTCACACGCCAGTAGTAACGCCAGAATTCCCCCCATTCAGGATCGGGTGTGCTGTCGAGATTCTGAAACTGCTCAATGGTGGCATCGGTATACCCCAGGGCATCAAGCTGTTCCCGATAAAACCTCTCGTTTATACCACCGGCAACATTCGCCTTTGCATCCAGCCGTTGCTGGCGCTGCTGTAATGTCTGCACACCTTCCGGTGCACAGGAGTCAGGCAGTCCATACAGCTGTTCATAACGGTCTATGAGCTCCGTAGTTCTGGCCGGATCAATTTCAGCCATCAGTTCATCCGCTCTCTGATGTACCCGGTTCAGCGACGGCGCCAGCCCTTCAATCAGTGGATTTTCTCCGTCCCAGGCAGGTCCTTCCGGCAGAAGGTGATAAAGTAACTGCGTATATTCGTCCTGCAACGCCATAGTTATCCGTTCTCCCCGGTATAGGTGGCCCAGGTTATATTCCCCAGGACAGGCAGTTCAGTTTTTCCCAGTACCACATCTGCCGCCGGCACACGCAGCTGATGTGCCACCTCCCCGGTCGCCAGACTTATCGCCTCGCTGATTCGCGAAACATAAATTTTTCCGGACGGCGCGCCATCACGCAGCATCAGCGCATTCAGTTCCGCAATAATGGCAGTACGAATTTCCGGGGTATCTTTGGCCAGTGCGATTGTTACCGGAATGCTTTTTTCAGTGGCAGCGAAGACAAAGAGTCCGCCGCCAGCGACAGGTGCCAGCGGCAAAATATGGTCACGTACAGCTTTGACGAGATCGTCTCCAGGCGCCGGATTAACCGGGTTACTGGTAGCCACCATCACACCAACGGTGCCGGTACCCTTATAATGACGGAATGTCCACGCACGGGTTATACCCGCAATTTCCTTTGCCCAGATGACGTAATCCGGATCAGCGCCCCCCTGTGGTATCCAGTAATAGCGCTCCATGACGCGCGCGCGCCACGTTTCAAGCTCCTCTGTATCAGCCCCCCCGATCAGAGTGTCAGCGTAACCTGTAGAAGGAATACCAGTAATCGGCGTGCCAAGACGTAACGCTGTACCATCGTCAGTATTACCGGCAGTTCCCGCCACATCAGCAATAACCGGCACACGTAACAGGCCGCCGGAAGCTTTCACCGTCTGCAGGGTCGTGAATGTAACCTGATCATCACGCTGGATCTGCGTACCTGCGGGCAGCGTTGGCGTCCCGCTTATTCCATCCCAGCGCACATAGCCCGCCGCGGCCACAGCATCCTTTCGGGGGCAACGCTTAATCCTGGCGTGACGATAAAGCCAGTCCTCATCACACATATCAGGCAGCATATTGCGGGCCAGGTAATCGATATAACCATACAGCGTATGTACGGCAGCAGCCTGTACCCGGCTGTAAACCTCGGCATCCATGCGACGTAACACAACATCCTGCTGAAAACGGGTCAGTAAATCGCTGCGGATGGTGGCTATCAGTTGCGGGAGTTCAGGCCGTGCAAATTGACTGTCAACCATCGAGTTCACTCCAGATGTCATCAAAGGTAATGTTGTGAATGGTGCCGTCACGCTGGTAGATGGTTATTCCGGCCGCCAGCATATCGATCCCGGTACGTTCTGCGGTTACGTCAACCCGTGCCGCCACGCCATCGTCTGTCATCCACGCCAGCGCCTGCTGCATGTATTCGCGGGCGTCCTGTGGCGTTTTATTGGTGAGTTTACGGCGTTTCAGCAGGTAGAGGCGGGAACCGATGCGGTCATTCTGAACAGCAGGCCAGGTGTCCCCCCACCAGCCGTATGGCTGTAGGGTCCTGTCATCCCGCTCCGCCCGGCGCCAGGTAAAAAGAGAAATCACCACTGCCCGCGTCAGAAGGTCGAGCGAAGCCGTGGCATCCTTACGGATTCCATTAACATAAAGGATCATGATATCAGCTCATGGGTTGGCCAGGCTTATCGGTTATACCGCCGCCATCGCCATTTTCTTTATGGGTATGACCGTTATAGGTCGTGCGCATTTCAGCCATCGTTTTTCCACTGCTGTCACAGTTGTCCCTGATATCGCCAGTGGATTCGATCGGCATTTCAAAACGGGCTTTAGTGGCATTCGTGAAAATAACCGGCTTTCCGCCGCCATTTACCACTATTCCGGCACGGGTTAATATGACAGACTGCCCCTGATCGTCATATAGCGCGACTTCCCCGCGCGCCAGCCCTTTCAGTCTGAAGCGGCGGTCAGCCACAACCACTGCCACTCCGTGCGAACGGTCACCGCCGGGAAACAATACCAGCGCCTCTGCGCCATTCTGTGCTGCAGAGGTGAAACCGTAAGGTTCAAGATGCTCCACATTCTCTTTTTTTTCACCGGCAATAAGTTTCAGTCCGGCAGTCTGGCATTTTCTGACGGTATCAATCGCGGTAATGACTGCGCGCGTTACCATGTTCTGTAGAGGATGGTTAGCCATCAGAAATCCGCCTCCTCACTGACTTTTTTCTTCGCTTTCGGCCTGAATGGTTCAGGAAGATAAGCATCCGCAGGCCCCACCCGGATTTCGGTCAGGGTGCCGTTATTGTCCTGGCTGTACGTCACTTCGGCGATCACCAGCGTTTCATTGTCAAAACCGTTCAGCGGGTCATACACCACCACGGCCTGATTCGGTTTCCACAATTCGCCATTCCCCTGTCTCCATCCCTGTACGGTATAGGTGGTTTCCAGCGTTTTCGCCGCACGCTGACGGGCTTCAAACTCACAGCGTGATTTGCAGCTGTCAGTTGTGGCAGTTCCTGACTGCTGAATGGTGTGGGGACGATACCGCGTGACGCCTGCATCACCAGTACTCTGCCGGATAGCAGCAATGGTTGCCTCGCCGAAATCGTCATCCGTACCAGGACGTTGCCCCGTAACCAGATAACTGGAGAAACGCTCGCGAACACTACGCTCGGTATCACAGGAAAGAATATTTTCGCCAAGTACCAGTGCCGTGGCTGCTTTCATACTGCCCGGCCTGCCGAGAACCAGCCGTCCCCGTTCGTCGTCATATGCCAGCGCCTGAGCCTGTTCAAGCAACCTGTTCAGACAGTCCACAACCGTTTCGCCATGTTCCGGCTGAGCCTCAATAACGGCGGCTTCCGGCGCGCCTGCATCAACAACGTCCACACCGAATGGCCGGGCAAGTGCGCTGGCGATCAGGAATAAATTTTTCCCGTTATGCTGTGCAGGCGATGCAGAACAGTCGATAAGATCTGCCGTTTTGCTGCGCCCGACAATGCCCGTCATAATGGTCTGCGCATCATAACGTAGCGGCAACGCCTCAACCCAGCCGGTAATGACTAAATCATCGCCAATAAGTACCTCAACAGAGTCACCATTTTTTACTGGCGGTACGTCTTCTCCACCAGGCCACTGCCGGGTGATCGAGACATTAAAGTCCCGGGCAATACGATCAATGCCTGCACTGATCCGTACTGACGTCCATCCTCCCCAGTCACGCCCGTTGACGCGTAAAAAAACCGTATTATTCATCGTACCGGAACCCTCAGCGGCTCTACCGGGACAAATCCCGGATGGGGAACGGGATTACGCGTGAGGATGTCAGATTCCCGCCCGGCGTCGTCATACCAGGTCGCAGCCAGTACCAGTGCAGGCAGAACATCATCAGGCGTTCGCAATGCAGTACGTTCAACCTGTGCCAGTCGTGCAGAAATATCGCGATTGAGATCCGTCCGCATAACGGAAATTTGCTGGAAAAGCACATCATCCTGGATACGCAACTGCTCCTGGTCAATCGCAGCATTGAGCGCGGTCCGGATAGCTTTCAGATCTTCATAATTCGGTGGAGAGCTGCCATTACTGACTGTCTGTACACCATCCAGCGCCGGGTGCATGACAATGATAATGTCTGAGTCACGGCCTGTTCCTGCAGGCTGATTTACGCCCCGGACACCAGGTACATCACGCGGCTGCTTCAGTGTTGTCACGGCGTGGGCGGCTGTGCTGATGGCTGTTGTCCTGATGGCGGCTGCGATCATATTGCGTTGCATTTTCTGTTTCGCAGCAGATCCGGAGTCAGTGGGCCAGGTGCCACGGGGGGAAAGACCGGGATCAAGCGTGATACCTGACATCGTTTTTATCATCGTGACCAGATCCGATGTACTGCCTCTGAGCCTGTCACCGGAGCGCCAGGCTTTTTGCAGTGCGTTAACGAAATCACTTGCGGCGCTCGGTGGCATCAGAATGACAGACAAATCCCCCTGTAACAGCCGCATTGCGGCAGACACGCCGGAGTCAACCATCCTGAAAGCATCGGCAACATCGCCCAGCATGGAGGCAGCATCGGCAATAACATCGTTCTGGATAAAATCAGAAATACCTGACAACGAGAATGTGGAAAACATACTGTCAATCGCATCGTCGAAAAGCCCGCCTGATGTTTCCAGGCGCTTCGCCGTTGCCATTCCTGCCACCGGAAAAGAAAGTTCACCACTTTCCACAAACTGAAAGGAGACACGACACATGCGCCCTTCTGTACTGCTGTGAGTGATCCTGACCTGTCCGTCAATGCTGCCCTGCATTTCGCCATACTGCGGATGGACCAGCGTACCAGGGCCTGCGGTTTCAATGGCACTAATAAGACGATCCCGCCTGTCTGCGTAATCATCACCGACAAGATAAGCATTTATCGTCAGGCGGCGCGTGGCGCGGCCTAAATCCTCCGTCCAGGGCTTATCCCTGTTCGGATATTCATGCACCTGTACGCGGCGTCCAAACGTACTTTCATCATCTTCAACGGAGACCAGCATACCTCCGGTGCGCTTGGTGGTATAAAAACCGACAAACGGTTTGTTGGTGTACGGGTCACGCAGGATGCGGGTGCCGATACGGTCAACGATGGTGTAACCCCGTTTGAAGTTACCAAACGCAATGGCTTTCGCATCGGCGGCGATATCCGGCATCTGTTCGTTTTCAGCGATACCGTAACCCGCCAGTGAGGATGGCTGTCCCAGCTCCAGCCCCGGACGCCACAGATACCAGCACCATGACATAGGCCAGTAACGAAATCAGGGGGCGGTGTGTCGCATCACCGCGTCGGTAAAACATCAGAACGATGACTATTACCCCACAAATTACGGCATTCAGAACTGCAGAAGGGTCATTTGCTACCATCTGCTCCCCCTCCCCTGATACGAGAAAGAATACTGAACAGGCTGTTCAGATCCTGACTGTTAAGAAAAGTGAGAAACTTTATACACATTGCAGAAATAATCACTGCACCAAGTGCATCCAGTGGTTTTTCATAATGCGTTATTGCCGCAAGCTTAGTACCTATCAGCCCGGCGCCAAGCACTCCCACAATAAATGATGTAATAAAATAAGCGACCAGCCTGATGCGTCCGATGTTGGTTGCCGTGGCGACATAAAACACCGCGCCGGCAAAAGCACCAAATACCACACCATAATCAGTTCCGGTTGCCAGACCGAATACACTGGCCCCCATTAATCCACCAGCCAACACTGTCGCACTGGATACAGGTTCGGACATTCATCCCCCTCTGGTTATGTGGGTCCTCTCAGTTATGAGGGGAAATAAAAAAGGCCGCCCGAAGGCAGCCTCAAAGTATTTAGATTTTTTACAGCGATGATTGGTGGAACCGAACTGCAAGGAAGTAAAGTCCCAGCAAAGTTGTTGTTATGATATTCATTAAGATAAATATATAAACGCCAACAAATACCGTTTTAAGCCACAAGATTGCATCAGGAGAACAGAATGTGAGCAGCCACAAATGGAAAGGCTTCCCAATCAGAATAGAAATCATCCCTAAGCAAAATAACATAAAACTCACAAGAGCTAGATAACCAAAAAGGTAACAAACAAAGCGCCTGCGCGTCAGTTCTACAGTAAGCTTCTGCCCTCGGAATTTCTCTACTAGAGTCGGAGGTACGCCCGCCATTACTTCGTCGATCGAAGAGCTAGAAAAAGTAGAAACCGCAGCCAGTGCTGCGATATAAAAACCAATCAAGACTTGAAGTAACCCATTAACCTGAAGCAGGAGTCCGTTAGTCTCGATTAAAGAAATTTTGCTAGCGTGAAAATAATAAACAATAGTGACGATTAGAGAAACTGCAGCTGGTATTTTGTAATCATACCAGTCCTTTTCCTCATGCTTGATGCGGAGATAACTCAGCGGTGAAAAAAGTTTCATATGAAACTCCCGTTAGAGCAACCCTATCATTTTTGTTTCAAGCTGCAGATGTACTGTGCTTTCACATTGGTTGATGAGGTTACCTAATATTACCCTCTCACTTTTAGTGAACAGTTTTGTGGCAGCATCTTCGTTACGGTCAAGATCCAAACTGGCTTGCTTGCCATCTTTTGAGTAACTAATTGAAACCTTGGTATATCCAGACTGCTGCCCTTTCTTTCTTAAAATCTCTAACAACCTTTCTTTATCTTTCAATGGCGGCTGTCTAATGATTTTATACTTTACGGACCTTTCTGAGAGCTCAGTGTACGCCGTTTGGTCCAATCCACCTTTCCTTCTTGTACTCACAAGTTTAACGTTATGAATCTTTGCACCTTTTAATGCATCCATCAGCGTTTGTGAACCATGAGAATAGATTTCCAGCTTTGGGCGGTGCTGGCACATACCTTTAGTTGCAGGATTTTTAAACTCACATCCAGCGAAGGCTTCTCTGAGCATAGCATTTAAAAATGGCTCAAGAACTGACTTACTGATACCGGGGACAGATTCAACGAGAGTTTTGTGGTGATCGGCAGTGTTTTTGACAACATCTGTGGATATTACAATGTGACAAGAAACTGCGATACCTTCACCGGCAAGCTTAGGTTCTACTCTAAGGTTGCCTGTTGTTAACTCACCAAAAACAGGGTCAGAACCATTTTTATCACAAAGCTGGATAAGTAGAGTCGCCTGGCTATCCCCAATAGAATATTTCATCTCCGAAATCCTAAGCGCTCTAGACCTATGATTGTATAACTTTACAGCATTCCCTGAGCTCACCAGTACCTTCAATTTCTTGAGTATGTCTTCAATGGGAATACTCGGCGCCGCTGCGTGTGTAGGCGTAAAAGCAAAGTCAAAAAAGGAAACCCAACGTTCGTTATTAGAGAGCACAATGTCACCACTTAATTTTAGTTCTTGTCCATACAATAACTTAGCAAGACAAAAAATAAAGTGATCACAAATAAAAAACCCACTCGGAGGCGGGTTCTTGAGACTTATCAACGATAGACATACAAAGCCCATCGTTGGGAGAATCTTATCCATATTTTTTGAAATATGCAAGCATCATGTCGCTATCTTCGTTGAAAATCTTTCATCTTGTCACCTTTCTTAATTGCGCTTCTGCATATGCTTCTTCCTGCCAGCATTTTGTAACCAGTTTATCAATGACGTCTGCATATCCTTTGTACCACTGATAATCCGTCAGATCCGGTATCTGGTTGATATTAATACCGACCACCAGCACTGATATTTGATGTTATAGCCCGGGTGCAGCCGGGCTTTGTGGAGAAAAATAAATGTCACGAATGATCCCCTTACTCGACTGGGCCAATGAGGAGTTCGGAGCGCAAGCACCAAGTGAGCGTATCCTTAAGAAATACGCTAAAGGCAAAATGATGATACCTCCAGCTGTTAAAGTAGGTCGTTACTGGATGGTAGACCGTAATGCTCGATTTGTTGGTACGCTTGCCGAACCGAAAATTCCGGCAAACGCCAGTCCAAGATTACAACGGATTATTGCAGATGGCTGCTAGACCACGTTCTCACAAAATTTCAATTCCGAATCTATACTGCAAGCTTGATAAGCGGACGGGCAAGATTTATTGGCAATATAAACATCCTGTTTCCGGACGCTTTCACAGCTTGGGTACTGATGAAGTGGAAGCTAAAAAGGTTGCATCCGAAGCGAACACGATCATTGCAGAACAAAGAACCAGGCAGGTTCTTAGTGTTAATGACCGTCTTGCCAGAATGAAAGGCAGAAGAACGGACATTACTGTCACTGAGTGGATTGATAAGTATATTGAAATTCAGAACGAACGGTTAAAACACCGTGAACTCAGACCTAATTCTTATCGACAGAAAGCAAAACCAGTTAGGTTATTTCGCGAACATTGCGGTATGCAATATTTGAAAGATATTTCCGCATTGGATATCTCTGAGATAACGGATGCAGTTAAGGCTGAAGGCCATAATCGTATGGCGCAAGTTGTTCGCATGGTTTTGATTGATGTATTCAAAGAAGCGCAACATAACGGTCATGTCCCTCCAGGCTATAACCCTGCCCTGGCGACCAAGCAGCCGAGAAACAAAGTCACTCGTCAGCGTCTTTCTCTGGAAGAGTGGAAAACTATTTATGAAGCTGCCGAAAAGCAAGAACCATACCTCCAGTGTGGAATGTTGCTCGCGATAATAACAGGTCAGCGTTTGGGCGATATCTGTAACATGAAGTTTAAAGACATATGGGACGATATGCTCCATGTCGAACAGGAAAAAACAGGATCGCGTTTAGCCATACCATTGGACTTGAAATGTGAAGCGCTGGGTTTAACTCTTCGGGACGTTGTATCTAAATGCCGGGATGCAGTCATCAGTAAATATCTTGTGCATTTCAGACATACCACCTCACAAGCAAACCGCGGTGCTCAGGTTTCAACCAGTTCTTTAACTTCAACATTCAAAAAAGCACGTGACAGAAGTGGACTGAAATGGGATAAGGGATCCCCACCCACTTTTCACGAACAGAGATCATTATCAGAACGCTTGTACAGAGAACAAGGTGTCGACACGCAAAAATTACTCGGCCATAAATCAAGAAAAATGACAGACAAATATAATGATGACAGAGGAAAAGATTGGGTGATCGTCAACACAAAAACAGGGTGA